GCAGGATGTAAAACAAAAGGTAAAGGTACAAAATGGGGAAAAACAAAATGATAAAACTAATAGAAATACTAAAAAAAGAAAAATCATCTGAACTACATTTTCCAGATGGATTTCAACCAGCTAAAACTGTACCTGAAGGTGGAGCAATGTGTGCTAATTGTGCTAAATGGAACAAAGAAAAACAACTCTGTGAAGGTAAATATTACATAGACTGGAATGGCAACGGTGAAATACACAACGATGCTACAAAGTATGTTTGCATTTGGTGGGTTAAAAAAGGTAAAAAGTGAAACCTTATAAGGATTTAGAAGTCGAAGAAAGTGTTGTAATAAGGGTTTTTAATCAAGAAATAGACCCTATAGAATTAATGTGGCATAGAGACAATGAGGATAGGATAATAGAGTCTATAGGAGTTACTGATTGGAAAGTTCAACTTGATAATACTTTACCTGTTTTGATTAAAGGACAGATATTTATACCTAGAGGAGTTTGGCACCGAGCAATAAAAGGTACAGGAAATTTAAAACTAAAAATATATAAATTATGAATAATTTAAGACTAAAAAGATTAATTACACAACTACTAAAAGAATCCATTAAAGGAGAAGTAAGGTATAAAGGTAAAACTTATAGCAAGGAAGAGATAAAGGATATGCGTGATTGGTTAAAAGATGTTCAATGGGCAGATCTAGACTCCGAAGAGGTAGATGATTTGTCTGATGAAGAAGTATTACAAGGCGTAAATATAAATTATGAGGGAGGTTTAAAAAACTTTCGTCATAATAACAATTTAAGTGAGTCTAAAGAAGTTGAAGTAGAAGTCCCGGAGTTTGTAGAAACTAAAATCAAACAATCTTTATCTCAATTAGATAGATGGGAAGCAAACGGTAAAGAATTAAAACAAAATTATAGAAATAAAGTAGGTAAAAAAATACTTCAAATAGAAGCAAAAACCTTAACTCCTTTAGAAATTTTTCCATCTATGATAGAAGCTAAAGAACAAACCCAAATTAATGGAATTAGAAATTGTGCCGCTGGTTTACAAAAAACCGCTGGGGGGTATATTTGGGTATATAAACATCCTGAAAATCCGTATTTTGAATATATCATTAATGAAAATGAAATCATACGTGTATTTGAAAATAACTATTCAGGAAATGAAGAACTTTGGCACCGTGATGATGAAGATAGAATAGTTGAAATTATAGGTAAAACAGATTGGAAAATACAATTAGAAAACCAACTACCCACTTCTATGAATCAACCAATATTTATACCCAGACATGAATGGCATCGTACTATTAAAGGAACAGGAAATTTAAAACTAAAAATATATAAATCATGAATAATTTAAGACTAAAAAGATTAATTAAAGAAAGTCTAAAAGGATATAAATCATGGAAATTAATCCAACCTGAAACAATAACTATTAAAGGTGGTGAAGTTAAAATTGGAAATAAAGTATCAACTATCAACCCTAAAACTAAAAAAACAGAAACAGGCACGATAAAAAGCATAACTAAACTACCTAATGGGAACGAAGTTGATTTAACTGTAGATATGGGAAATGGAGAATTACTACATTCTTCTGCTAAATTCTTTGAAAAAATAAATGAATATAAACTAGATGAAGTTAAAGTATCTACTATTAGTATAGGAGATAAATTTACATTATCCGCAGATTTAGGTAAATTCAAAAAAGGCGATAAAGTAGAAATTATAGGAAAAAAACCAGATGGTGATGATATAAAATTAACTTTATATAACGGTAAAATTAAAGATACATTTTATTTAGATAAAAACGATGAAATTGAAACTAAAGAACTAAATGAAATAGCAATAGCTACCGATTACCAATTTACTCCTCAACAACTAGAATTAATTAAAAAATATGGAGGTAAATTATCTACAGGTGGTAATGCTTTATATATTCCTGATGTTCTTAAAATTCAATTAGACCAAAATGTAAAAGATTCTAAATTTAAACAAGAATTCTATGAAACATTTGGTCCTGAAAGAAAAAACTTAGCTTCACAATTAATGTCTTCTATGAAATTAGCCATTAAAAAAGGAGGCTCAGCTAATATAAAAGGTAAAAAATATTTTACTATAGAAGGACATATGACTAAAAATGGTAATTTTAACTTTCCTAACCCATCTAGACCAGAAAATAAATAACAATGTTTAAGTTAATACATGAAGAGGAAGAAAAATTACCTCGAAATAAATATATTATAGTAAAAATAGAATTTAATAATGGAGAGAGTATGTATGTTAGTGGAATAAATCATAATCTTAATTCTCCAAAAGCGTTTGGAATGAATCATTTTACAAATGCATCAAGACGTAAGGACTTTAATCTTGATTATTATAAAAACAACATTAAAAGTTTTAATAAAGTAGGAGCATATGATAACTATGAAGATTTTAATAATGAACTAAAAAAACTTAGAGAAGAAGATTTTAGATATAATGAACTGTTACCACTAGATAAATATTTTTTACTAAAAGTAACATTCCCCGATAATTCAACCTATTATTTTATTTATAATACTTATAATAAAAAAAATAATCGTAAAATTAAAAATATTATTAAAGTCTTATCTTTAAATGCTCTAGGTAGTGGAGCTTATGCTGATGATGCTTTAATAGTAAATAACTTTAAAAAATATAATAAAAATTATAAAGGAGAAAAGATTGGAGAATATAAGACTTATGATGAAGCTAAAGAAGCAAAATATAAAAAAATAAATGAAGATTCTAATAGTATTAATACTTATAAACAATCAAGACTAGGAAAACAATATGTTATAAAACTTATATCTCCTAATAATAATACATATTATGTTAAATATAAAAATTATAGTAATGTTGTTACTTATGATGCTTTCTTTAATATAGTTATTGATAAATTAGTGGTTCGTCATTTTATAATAGGTTATAATTTAAGCAATGTTTCATATTTTGGTGTCCCTCAAGATATAATTGATACTAATAATAAAGAAAAAATTCAAAAATGGTTAAAAGATAATCTTGAATATGATATAACAGGACCGTATGATACTGCTGAAGACGCTGATAAATTCATAGATACAAAAATAAAAGAAGATCCTAATAATATTAATATACAAATAAATAGAGCAAGAAAGCACACTTATGGTAAAGAAGATTTATCTGAATCTAAACATATATCATTAATAAACTTATTATATGAAATAAAAATAAATAGAACAATATATTTATCATACTCATACAAATCGAAAAAATATATTAAAAGATATATTTAACATATTAAAATAATATAAATAAATTTGGCTACCCCAGAATCTATAATTACATTATTGTTTAACTAAAAAAACCTAACATGGGTAAAATTAAAAAGTTATTTTTTGATATAGAAACTAGTCCTAATATAGGATTATTTTGGACTGCTGGTTATAAATTAAATATAACTCCTGACAATATTATCAAAGAAAGAGCTATTATTTGTATATGTTACAAATGGGCTGGTGAAGAAAAAACTTATTCTTTAAATTGGGATAATAATCAAGACGATAAAACAATGCTTGAAAAATTCATCAAAGTTGCTAACGAAGCTGATGAATTAATAGGACATAATGGTGATAGATTTGACTTACCTTGGATTAGAACAAGATGTTTATATCATAGAATACCTGTTTTCCCAAATTATACTACTTTAGACACGTTAAAAAACGCTCGTTCTAAATTTAAATTCAATAGTAATAAATTAGATTATATCGCTAAATTTTTAGGTATAGGTGCTAAAATACATACAGGATATGATTTATGGAAAAATATAGTGCTTAATAATGATAAAAAAGCATTAAAAGAAATGGTGGAATATTGTAAGAACGATGTTGTATTACTTGAAAATGTATATAACGAAATGTCAACATATATTCCATCTAAAACACATCATGGAATATTAGCAGGAGGTGATAAAACATCATGTCCTGAATGTGGTTCTGAAGATATGAAATTTTCTAAAAAACGTATAAGCGCATCTGGAATACCTAGAATTCAACTACAATGTCAAGATTGTGGAAAATACCATACAATTTCGCAAACAACATATGAAGAATTAATTGAAACTTAAAAACCTATGAAAAATATTTGGCCTTATAAACGCTACCGATTATCTTTACATAAAAAGAAAATTATGGAAGCGCTTTTAGAAATTGATACTAAACCAGCTGAAACACCTGAAACACCATCTGGTACTATAAGTAAAACAGACGCTAAAATATTAATCAAAGCAACTAAAGGTAAATTCTTTACAGTAACATTTATTAAAAAAGATGGTACAACACGTGTTATGAATGCGCGTTTAGGTGTTAAAGCATATCTTAAAGGCGGTGAATTACCATATAATCCTGAAGAAAAAGGTCTAATACCTGTTTATGATATAAAGAAAGGTGAATATAGAATGATAAACGTAAATACAATAACTAACATAAAAATAGGTAATAAAGAATTTAAAGTACAATAGTTTAACATATTTATGTAAAAACTATTTGTATCATGACCAAAAAACAACTTCGTGAAGCTATACGCTCTCTTATAAAATCTAACCAACCAGCCCCCAGTAAACCTAAACCAGAAACATCCCCAACTATACATCCTGGTAAACCAAGTGAAAAACCTGGTCCTCGTCGTCCTTTTATAAAACCTAATATTCAACCTAAACCAAAGGCTACAATGATGAAAGAGGACGAAAAAGAAATGCTAAATAAGATTGTTAAACGTTTTAAAGATAAAAAATAATGTCACATTTAACTGAAATCGAATACGAAGATATATTTTCACCTAAAACTATAGCTTCTTTAAAAGGCAAGTCAGGTCAATCTTTGAAGAAAATGCTTGGAAATAAAAACTTAATGCAAACATTAAGAAATACTCAAGAATTATTAGATAAAATAATTCAAGCAGAAGATGGATATCAAGACGAATTAGAAATGGTAGCTATTCAAATGGCTAAAGATGCTTATCCAATCCTTGATTATGCTGACATAGAAATAGATGCAAAAATAGTTAAACGTGGAGATATAAATGTTCCTATGGGTGGAGAAAACGAAGAAGATCCCGCATCTCCTAGTTTTGGTGAAGATGATTCTGAAAAATTAGAAGCAAAACGCCGTATTATAAATGGTATTACTCAAGGTGCTTCAATTAGAGGTGCTTTTGGATTTATGTTATTTAGAGAATACCTAGACGAAATAAACCCAGAAATAGTAGAAAACTATAATGAAATATTAAAACTTGTTTTTGGTATTTTCGATGATGAGAATGCTATAGCTATGATGTTAAATCAACTAGCTCAAGGTCAAAAAATGGAAGGTGGGAGTAGTGATATGGAATATAATGATGAAGAAGAAAAATTTGTCATTAAAGCTAGAGCATTATGTTTTCCAATGTTGGTTCATGAAATTATAAAAGGATTATACGAAATAGTAGGCACACAAGGTTTTTCATTTCATCCTTCAGATAAAGCACAACGTGCTGTAACTAAAGTAGATGTTATTCAAGGTGAACCTCATGATATGCAATATGGTAAATTTATATATGACGCTTTAAGTAAATTATATAATGAATCTAATGTAAATGATCCTCGTGTTCGTGAATTATTTTTTACAGAAGTATATAAAATGAATGAAAATGAATTTTTTTCTTTTATTGAAAATGCTATTAATGACGAATTAAGTGTTAATCAAAAGAAATGGGCTTTAGATACAATGAAAGATATTGAACGTGATTTACAAAAAGATGATACTGGTTTAGAAGATTTAGACGAAATTAAACGTATGCAACAATTAGCTGGTATTAAAGAAATAAAAGTTAATAAACCTATAAATCTTCATATACCTTTAAAACTAGAATTCCTTCAAGAAATATTTGATTTTTTTAAAAATGATCAAAATATCTTTAAAGGATCAGGTATAGATCGTGTTATCGCATCTAAACAAAAAGAAATTATACATAAGATATGGGAATTTTATGTAGAAAGTGGATTTCAAGAAATGGATCAAGAATATTTTGAAAATGAAAATAAAAATGATTATCCTAAAACAGAACCCGATATATTAAATCCACACAAACAAACTATGCTTTTAGATGACGCAGTGTATATAGAAACAGGTATGTTTTTATTACCGTATATCGCTAAATATTTAAAGAAAAACGGATGGGAATATCAAGATGATGGTGTATTCTTTTCTAAAGATGATGAAGATACAGACATATTTGAGTACATAGAACCATTAGAAAATTATGATTCTGATCCTCGTGAGAATCTACAGCTTAAAATGGGAGAATGGCTTCAAGAAAACTAAAAATACAACAATGACAAAAAAACTAAAAATACAACAATGACAAAATTAACCCATATATTATCAGAAATTACCATTAATAATCCTCAAAATAATAAATCTTTACTTAAAAAGATGGTTGAATATGATGAAACAATTGATGGATCATATATAGATTCTTTTAATCATTATGATACTTTTGAAGAATGGTATGATGATAATGATGATAGTGATGATGAAACAATAAATTTAGCTAAAAAATTTTTTGAATGGCGTAAACATGGAGATATTCAATATATTGAAATAAGTGATGATGATATTGATAGTTCTTTTACTCTTCTTAAAGCTTATAAAAAAGCTATAACTTATGGTTTAGGATATAGTAATTCTGTAATAATACTACATAATTTTTAATATGATTAAATTAACAAATATATTAAATGAAATTACTATTAATAAACCTACAGCTCCTTTATCATTTAAAAAGGATATAGATGATGAAATAATAAAACAAATTATTGAAGAAATAGAAAGTAATGCTTCTAACGAATCTATTATTGATTTTTATATATCTTCTGATAATAAAATTGAAGATATAGTAACAGATTATGTTAAACATGAAATGTTAAGTGATGAAGATATAGATATGGATAGTGAAGAAATAAATAATTTAGATAGAGATGCTGTAATAGAATATATAAACAACAATAAACCTTTACAATTATATTTATGTAATATATTTTGGAAATATTATATGAATATTTTAAACTCTAAATTATCTGAAATAAAAAAATTATGTTATGAATATTTAAAAGCATATCCTAATAAAAATATATCTAAAACTGCTATAGAGTGGGAAGTTAAGGGAACATTAGCTCATTTTATAGATATTTTATACCCTACTTATGTTATAAGTGTTGATGATGAATTTTCTTCATATTTATATGATAAACTAACTAAATAATGATGATTAAATTAACAAATATATTATTAGAGTTATCTGAACCTAAAATTAAATCTACTATAGAAAGATGGAAATCTGAAGATCCTAAAGTAGATGATAAAGCAGCTCGAGCTTTAATTACACGTTTTGAACAAGTTCAAAGTGGATTAGAATCTAAATTAGATATATTAGCTATACCCGATGAATTAAAACAAAACAACAAATATAAAAGTATAGATAATTATTCATATGAGAATATGGTAAAAATGATTCGCTCTATACCTGAAAATCCAGATAAAATTAAAAAAGATGCTATAAAAAACTTTGTTGAAAAAGAACAAATAGACAAACCAACAGCCCAATCTTATACGTCACGTTTTATGACTAACAGAGATAGATTAAAATATGCTGTTGAAAATGGTACTGAAGATGGCCATTTTACTAAAGAAGAAGTATTAGCACTTATACCAAAAAATCTTTTAAAAAATAATTATTATCTTGATCCTCGTTATTGGAAATGGCAGAATTTTGAACAAATGTTAGATGCTATCTTTCCTTCTCAAAAACAAGCGGGTGAAGAAGATGAAAATTTAGCTTCTACAAATGCGGATAAAATATATGATAAAAATGGAATAGAAATATATAAAGGTGATGATGTGCATAAGTGTATATCATATAATCCTATAAATTCTAATACTAAAATAAAAAAATACGGCTGGTGTGTAACACAAGTTGGTAATACCAATTATGATTATTATAGATTTCAAGAAGAAGCACCTACATTCTATTTTATATTTGATCGTTCAAAACCATCTACTCCTGAACATAGTAGGTTCGATGATCCTTGGCATGCTTTTGTAATTCAAGTAAATAAAGATGGTGAATCATATATTATAACTAACGCCAATAATTCTAGTGACACACCAGCAGAAACATGGAATAGCATATCTAAAATAGTACCATCTGAAACATGGGCTAAAATTAAAAATTTAAAAGATTACTTTAAACCTATATCTTTATCCGCTGTGGAAAAAGGTAGAAAAATTGCATCTGGTAAAAACTTATCATTAGATGAATTTAAAGAATTATCTCAAGATGATAAAATACTATATATTCAAGGTAAAGCTTCTAGAAACCAACTAAAACGAACCCCAGAAATACTTAAAATATTACCTAAATATAAAATACCAGTTGGTGGAAGAACAACAACATTAGCTAATATCGCTATAGATAATGGTCAACAATTTTCATATGATGAACTAAAAGATTATCCACAATTAGCTGAAAGATACGCTATATTTCGTTTTAGACATACAGATTATTCTAAAACACCAATACCTTTATCTTTTATAAAATACTTAGATGAACCAGCTAAAGAAAAATATTTAAAAACATTTGATGGTAATGTGACATTCCAATATATTGAAAAATATTTTGGACCTGACATAACTAAAAAATATGTTGATGAACAATTAAAAAATTTAAGCTTTCTCCCCCCAGAAGCATCTAAATATATTACAAAACCAGAATTAAAAACATTATTTAATACTTATTCTAAATTATTTGATAACTGGAAATATGGTTATAACACAAGTGCTGAAGTAGATGAAAAAATAGTAGATAGTCTTTATGATATGCCTCAACAATTTATAGATCCATATCCTTTTACTTTAAATCAATGGAAAACATTATCTGCCCAAAATAAAAATACACTACTAAAATTAACTGAAAATGTTGGTAATGATGAAAAATATAAAGTATTAATATATGCTTTACCATACATAATAAAATCAGGTGATGAAACTTACTTATTATTACCTCAAAATGAAGAAAATGAATATGATTGGGTAATAACTGACATAAATGGTAAAGTATTAAGAAAAGATATAGATCAAGATAATTCATATATTGGTGGTAACACATTAAATTCATTTTCACCTGATGAAGATAATTTTAAAAGAGTATATGATATTGAAGATGTTATAATAAATGATAAACCATTATCATCTAATTTAAAAGAATCTATATATGATAATTGGGAAAAATATTCATTAATGCGTAGAGCAGGAGTATTAAAATAATATGGATAAATTATTAGATATATTAGTGAAGTTTCAAAAAAATAATCCTGATGTTTATGTTGGGGGTAGTGTATCTTTAATACTTCAAAATATTATTCCTTATAGAATACCAAAAGATATTGATATAATAACGCCTATTAAACAACATATATATGATATATTTAATGTAAACTCTATCAAACATCGAATTATCAGATCATATAAATACAATGATTTTAAATGGGAATTATTTTATAATTCTAAAGCTCAATATCTTGAATATATTTATAACGATAACATAATAAAAATATCACCAGTTGATGAGGTTTTTGAATGGAAATATAAATTTCAAAATAAATCACCAAATAATATTAAACATAATAACGATATAAACTATTACAAACAATGGCAAACAATGAATTTCAACGTATGCAACAATTAGCTGGTATTAAAGAAATAACAGTTAATAAACCCACAGGAGGAAAATTTAGTAGTAACAAAGCATTATATGATTTTTTAAATAAAAATATAAAAGCTTTTGCTGAACATGAATTACATGATACTACAGTAGGTTATTACGTTCTTGGTGAATTTTACAATCAAATAAAAGATTCTAATGAATTTACAGAAGATGAATTAGGTGAAATAGAAAATGCTCATAGTATAAATGAAGATGAATTATCTCAAGATTTATTATTAAAAATCAAAGACCGTTTAATTAACATACTAACAAATGCAGGACTAGACTACTATGGTGAATACCCAGATAATGAAGTAAACGGAACATCATGGAACTTAGAAATTGGAAAAGCATATTCTAACACAGATGAACCAGATCCAGAAAGTTATGAGTGGATGGATGAAACATTTAAAGGGCGAAACTTTTATTCTATATCATTTGATATATAATGATTAAACTAATACATATACTGCGTGAAACTATAGAGAATTCATTATATATAAGTGATTCTCCAATACATGGTAAAGGACTATTTACTAAAATTAATATTCCTGCAAACACACAAATACTTTTAGTTTTAGATTTTAAAAAACATAAAGTAAATACTGTATTATCACAGCATGTAAATCATTCATCAAATAAAGCTAATGCTAAAGTAATAGAAGATGGTTCTAAATTAATATTAGTAACCACTAAAGATATAAAAGCAAACGAAGAACTTACTGTAGATTATCATAAATTACCTGTTATTTTTAATAGAGATACAACAGGATTTATAGATGAAGCTTTATCTGATATACATGGAGAACCATTATATCATAAAACCTCAACACAAAGAGGATTAGACATAATCAAATCTAACCTATTAAAATCAGGACCTGTACCTTCAGGAGATTATTTAAATTATGATAAAAGATTAGCAAATACTAAACATCAAACTGCTATATCTTTAACAAGAGATAAAAACTGGAAACCTAATCATACTATAGGTTTAGGTCTAGAAACCCCATTAGAAGATACTGATATGGTATTTGTATTAGACAAAAACAAACTAAAAACAAAATACAAAATAGAACCATTTAACTACTCAGGAATAGAACCTGATTATAAACATCATACTAAAAATGATGAATTAGAAGAACGAGTAATGACAGATAAAATATACCCATTACGTAAATATTTAATTGATATTTTATATAAAGGTAAAGACCCCAAAATTCAAAAACAAATAGACAATTATTTAAACTTATGATCAAACTAATCAAAATATTAAACGAAATTACAGTAAATAAACCTGCTGAACCCGAATATAGAAAACGAATTCGTGATTATATTAATAATATTTCAAAAGGTGATTTAGATTTAAGTGGACTTAATGAAAAAATTAAATTACCTAATAATTTTAAAGTAGGTGGAAATTTAGATTTAGCCAGTACTCTAATAACATCTCTTCCTGATGATCTTGAAGTAGGTGGAAGTTTAAATTTGAATAATACTCCAATAACCTCCCTTCCTGATAATTTTAAAGTAGGTGGAAATTTATATTTAAGCAATACCAAAATAACATCTCTTCCTGATAATCTTGAAGTAGGTGGAAATTTATATTTAGGCAGTACTCTAATAACATCTCTTCCTGATAATCTTAAAGTAGGTAAAAGTTTAAATTTAAGCAATATCAAAATAACCTCCCTTCCTGATAATCTTAAAGTAGGTGGAAGTTTAAGTTTAAGCAATACCAAAATAACCTCCCTTCCTGATAATCTTGAAGTAGGTGGAAATTTAGATTTAGAAAATACTCCAATAACATCTCTTCCTGATAATCTTGAAGTAGGTGGAGGTTTATATTTATATAATACTCCAATAACATCTCTTCCTGATAATCTTAAAGTAGGTGGATATTTAAATTTAGAAAATACCCAACTATCACAAAAATACACAAAAAAAGACATTAGGAAAATGGTAGAAGATAAAGGTGGTTATATTAAAGATGAAATTTACATTTAAAAACTTATGATCAAACTAATCAAAATATTAAACGAAATTACAGTAAATAAACCTGCTGAACCCGAATATAGAAAACGAATTCGTGATTATATTAATAATATTTCAAAAGGTGATTTAGATTTAAGTGGACTTAATGAAAAAATTAAATTACCTAATAATCTTAAAGTAGGTGGAAGTTTATATTTGAATAATACTCCAATAACATCTCTTCCTGATAATCTTGAAGTAGGTGGACATTTAAATTTAAGCAATACCAAAATAACATCTCTTCCTGATAATCTTAAAGTAGGTAAAAGTTTAAATTTAAGCAGTACTCTAATAACATCTCTTCCTGATAATCTTAAAGTAGGTGGATATTTAAATTTAGGCAATACCAAAATAACCTCCCTTCCTGATGATCTTGAAGTAGATGGATATTTAGATTTAGCCAGTACTCTAATAACATCTCTTCCTGATAACCTTAAAGTAGGTGGAGATTTATATTTGAAGAATACTCCAATAACCTCCCTTCCTGATAATCTTGAAGTAGGTGGAGGTTTAAATTTAACCAATACTCCAATAACCTCCCTTCCTGATAATCTTGAAGTAGGTGGAAGTTTATATTTATATAATACCAAAATAACATCTCTTCCTGATAATCTTAAAGTAGGTGGAAATTTAGATTTAACCAATACTCCAATAACCTCCCTTCCTGATAATCTTGAAGTAGGTAGAGATTTATATTTAGAAAATACCAAAATAACATCTCTTCCTGATAATCTTAAAGTAGGTGGAAATTTAGATTTAGAAAATACCAAAATAACATCTCTTCCTGATAATCTTGAAGTAGGTGGATATTTAAATTTATATAATACTCAACTATCACAAAAATACACAGAAGAAGATATTAAGAAGATGGTACCAGGAGTAAAAGGAAAAGTTTATATATAATAATGATAAAACTTATAAATTATATAACACTCAATCTAAATAATTTATAGACAGATTCATAGCCTGTCGATTTAATAATATTATGGAGCTGTGGTAAAGAGAGCATTTTATGTTCTCTTTTAATATTTATGTATATGGATACCAAATTTACATACATATATTTTCTTCATAACGGAAATAATATTCCTTTCTATATAGGAAAATCAATCAATAAAAATCTTCATAGATCATATCAACATAAAAAAACTTATGGAAAAAATACTATATTAGAAATAGTAGATATAGTTGAAACTAAAAATTGGAAATTTTGGGAATCGTATTGGATTGAACAATTTAAACAATGGGGATTTGATTTAAAAAATAAAAATAATGGTGGTGGAGGACCGTTGAAATATTCTGAACATTCTAAACAATTAAAAAGTAAATCAATGAAAAAAGTTTGGGATGAAGGTAAATTCAATAGAAATTGGAGTAAACCAATTCTTTATATTCCTACAGGAAAAATATATCCTACTATAAAATCAGCTAAAATAGATTTATCTATATCGTGGCCTAAAATATATTCTTATTTAAAAACTCAAGAAATATTTAAATATGTTTAATTCTCTATTTGGAAAATTAAAATAAATTTATTATTTTTATAGCAATGAACATATTTTATATAAATCACGACCCGATAATAGCAGCGCGTGAATTAGCCGATGATCATATTCGTAAAATGCAAATTGAATCAGCGCAAATGTGTAGTACAACTCATTGGGAGACTGGAACACAAGCACCTTATAAACGTGCTCATTGGAACCATCCATCAACTAAATGGACAAGACAATCAATACAGCATTATGATTGGTTAGTACAACATGGATTAGAAATATGTAATGAATTTATTAAACGTTATGGTAAACGTCATAAAACACAAGATGTATTAGAATGGTTACAAATTAATAAACCTAACATACCTGATAAAGGATTTACTCCTCCTCCGCAATGTATGCCTGACGAATATAAAAATTTGGATACTGTAAAAGCTTATCATACATTTTATATAGAGGATAAAATTAAAATTAAAAAATTAAATTGGAATAAACTAAATAACCAACCAGAATGGATAAAAAAATCGTAATCATTGGTGCCGGTGTAGCAGGTATAAACGCTGCTACTAAATTAGTAGATAATGGATATCCGGGTGAACTAATAACAATAATAGATGCTGGGAAAGATCCTTATCTTCGCCCTAAAGACGAAGTTATGAAAGGTTTCGCAGGAGCTGGACTTTTCTCTGATGGTAAATGGAGTTATCTTCATAATGCTGTAGGAGGACAATTAGCTAAGTATATGGGTGAAGAAAAAGCAGACCAAACATTAGAAGAAGCATGGAAATATATTCTTCGTTTCCACCCAGACCCTTCAAAAATAATGTTTTCTAAACCTACAGAAGAACCAAATTTTATCAAACCATATTTTAATTTAAGAATGGCACCCGCCTACCATGTAGGTACAAATTATTTACATGATATGGGTAAAAAATGGTATGATTGGTTAGTTGAAAAAGGTATTAATTTTTGTTGGGATTGTGAAGTAAGAGATATTGATTTTGAAAATCAACTTGTTAGATTTTGTTTTTTAAAAACCACTATCCAAGCAGAAGTTAATATAGAATTTGATAAACTTATTTATGGTACTGGTAAATCAGGTATAGATTTAACTCAAAAACTTATTGATAAATATAGTCTTAAAAAAGAACCAAAATCAGTCCAACTTGGTGTCCGTATGGAATTACCTCAAAAATATATGCAGCCTATAGTTGATATAGCTTATGATTTTAAATTATATAAACGTCATAATGATAAAATATCTTCTCGTTCTTTTTGTAGTAATAATTTTGCAGCGTATGTAGCTGAAGAAGTAACATATAATATGAAGTCATATAATGGTCATTCTTATAAACAAGAAGACATGATCAATAACATGACTAATTTTGGTATTATTATGGAAATAAAAGGAATAAATAATCCATTCCAGTTCCAAAAAGATATAGTGGCTAAATGTCAAATTGATGGAAAAGGAATTCATTATTCACCTAATTTTACTCGAAAACCATCATTAACTGCAGAAGGTAAAGAAATGAATGTTTTTAGTGTAGGAAATTTAGATTTATTTAAAGAAATATATGGTGAATATGCTGAATACATTATTAGTTATATTGAGGATTTAAATAAAGTATTTAATTTTAATAATGATTATTCGCTTTATATACCTGAAGTAAAATTCCTTAGTGAAGAAGTATTAGTAAATTATGATAATTTATCATTAGTGGACTATCCTAATATACATTTTGTTGGGGATAGTTTATCTTCTAGAGGTATAGCTGTTAGTGCTGCCCAAGGAGTATACAGTGTACGTAATTTAGTAAAATAATTTTAATAGGAGTGTGGTCTGATGGGAAGTTAATATATTTATTATCATGACATATATTTACATTCTTGAAAAAGATTACACTCCTTTTTATGTAGGTAAAACAAAACATCCTATTCGTCGAAAACATAAACACTACCAAACATATGGAAATAATATCGAAATGATTATAGTAGATGAAGTTGAAGATTGGAAGTATTGGGAATCATATTGGATTGAACAATTTAAACAGTGGGGATTTAATTTATTAAATAAAAATAAAGGTGGAGGTGGTCCTGAAAAATATACTGAAGAGCAAAAACAAACAATGCGAAAACCACGCAAGGAAGGAACAGGAAATAAAATAAGTATCACTCTTAAAAAAAACAACCATACAAAATATTATACTAAAGAAGTTAAAAAACGTATTAGCCAAAATAACAAAAATATACCACGTCCATTTTCAGCTAAACATAAACAAAACATGGGTATATCTAAACGTAAACAAGCTAAATTAGTGTTAATGTTTGATTTAGAAGATAATTTAATTAAAGAGTGGGAAAGTAAAGGACAAGCTGCCGAGTGGATTAAAAAACAAACAGGAAAAACAAGTAATATAACATCTCAAATAAAAGATTGTATATTGGGCCGTCAAAAAACAGCATATGGCTTTAAATGGAAATATAAAAATTAATTAAAAATATGTCAAAACAATCATTAGAAACAAAACGCCTTAAACAGGCCGACGGTACAATAGCGTTTTATTGGAATGGTAAATTGCATAATTGGGATGGCCCAGCTTTTATACCTCAAGGTAATAATAGAAAAGCAGAGTATTATCTTTTTGGAGTAAAACATTCTAAAACAGAATGGGAAGCTAAGAAAAAAGATGTAAATGGTCAACCATTTTATAAAACAGCAGCTGGAAAAGCTTCAGGAAATAGAGTTTAAAACATATATTCACATTAATAAATTTAAGCTTGGCATTGCCAAGCTTTTTTATTATTTTTACGCAAAATTAAGTTATGATAAACACATATGATGATTTAAGCCGTATAGGTAAACAACTCATGATTAGAGAACCTTTTTACGGTATTTTTTTATCTACTTTAAACAAAGTAATTAGAAAAGATATTCCTACAGCTGGGGTTTGTAAACAAAACATTAATTATCAACTAGCAATTAATGAGGAATTTTGGAATAATTTAACCGGAGATAAAAATAAAATAGGATTATTAAAACATGAATTACTTCATATATGTTTTCATCATCTAGCAGAACGAGACAATTATTTAGATCATGAATTACATAATATAGCAGCTGATATTGAAATAAACCAATATATAGAACCAGAATATTACCCAACTGATGATATTTTATTACCTAGTACATTTCCTGAATTAAATTTACCTTTAAAAGCAGGTACTAAAGTATATTATGAATTGTTACAACAAGCAAAACAACAAAATACTAGCCCAACATTAAATAATATGTTGGAAAAATTTGAAATAAATGGGATAATAAATGGTGATGGACTTCATCCAACTTGGAAAGAATTTGATTCATTATCTGAAGCCGATAAAAAATTAATTAAATCACAAATTGATCATCAAATTAAAACTATAATAGAAAATAATGGGAGTAAAAATAGAGGATTTATACCTTCTGAATTAAAATCTTATATTGATAATTTATTTGAAATTAACCCACCATCTTATGATTGGAAATCATATTTTAGGAGATTTTTTAGTATGTCTTCTAAAATATATACTAAAAAAACAAGACGTAAATTAAATAAACGTTTTGAAGAAAATCCCGCTTTAAAAATTAAACCTAAAAAATACACACTAGTAGGAGTTGACACTTCAGGATCTGTTTCAGACACAGACATAATAGAATTTTTTAGTGAAATATACCATATGCATAAAACAGGTATTAATATTGATGTAGCAGAATGTGATGCTGTAATTCATAAAGTTTGGGAATATAAAGGAAAACCACCAGAATTTGTTAAGGGTAGAGGTGGTACAGATATGAATCCTATCATAGAATATTTTAATAAACACAAACAATATAGTAATTTAATTATATTAACGGATGGTTATATAGGTGAAAGAACAGTTAATTCTTTTAAACCAACAATGATAGTACTTAGTCGTAATGGAGCTGATGTGGATGAAACTAAAAAAAGTTGGGGCTATACAATTAAAATACAAGATTAACATTTTGTTTGGCTTTCATTAAAATCAATATTATCTTTAAGAAACAAAATAAAAGTTATGTCAAAAACAAAACAAGTATCTTTAAACGTAAATGAAACTAAAACGTTTCTAAAACACATCATTAACAACAATCGTTACTTACAAAACCAAAACAAACCACCAGTATCTGTAGAGGTGGTGGGTGAATCAGGTATTGGTAAAACATCAACTATTGTTCAATTAGCCGAAGAATTAGATTTACATTTTGTTAAATTAAATCTCGCACAAATTGAGGAATTAGGTGATTTAGTTGGTTTTCCAATTCGTCAATTTGAATTATGTTTAAAAGATGATGATTGTTTATGGATAGATGAACATGCGATTGAAGAATATACCAAAATGGGTTATAAATTTACCGGTAAAAATAGAATGAGCTATTGCCCACCTGAATGGATAAGCGGTAAAAGTTCTGGGGGTATATTATTATTAGATGATTGGAATCGCGCAGATATTAGATTTATACAAGCTGTTATGGAACTAATTGACCGCCAACAATATATTAGTTGGAAACTACCTAAAGATTGGCATATTATACTTACAAGTAACCCAGATAATGGTGAATATTTAGTAAATAGTATAGATAATGCCCAAAAAACACGATTTATATCAGTTGATTTAAAGTTTGATATTAAATGTTGGGGAGAATGGGCTGAAAATAATCAAATAGATAATCGATGCATTAATTTTCTTTTAAAACACCCAGAATTAGTTACTAATAAAATTAATTCAAGAAGTATCACTACATTCTTTAATTCAATATCATCATTAGAATCATTTGATAATACTTTACCTTTAATACAAATGATTGGTGAAGGTAGTGTTGGTGGTGAATTTACAACATTATTCACAATGTTTATTAATAACAGGTTGGATAAAATTATATCTCCCGAAACAATACTAACACATGAAAGTGAAGAATATATTATTAATACATTAAAAGGCATTATTGGTAAAGATAAAAGTTATAGAGCCGATTTAGCGTCGATTATATCAACTCGTATTATTAATTATAGTTTATTTTATAGCAAGGAAAATAAAATTGAAAAATCATTTATTGACCGATTAGCTTTTTTAATGAATGAAGAATTATTTGCAGTTGACCTAAAGTACAATATTGTAAAATCAATTTATAATGGTAATCCAAACCAATTCAAAACATTAACATTAAACAAAACACTTATTAAATTTTTAAGTAAATAAAATTATGGATAATAAAATATATTGTGGTTTATCTTTTAATAACCATAGCAAACCATCTTTATCAGTCAATTATTGGAATGGCCCTGTTAATATAGTACCTTCTGATTATGAAACTCAATATTTAGAATTATATGAAAAATTTAAAAATAATAAACTTAAAAATAATACATCTGTTTATTTAACAAAAATGGCTAATTTACCTTCATATAAATTAAAAAATTATATTGAAGAAAATAAATTAAATGTAAATTTAACTCGCGTATATTCTAAATTAAATGCAATAATAATTGATGATAATTTTATTAAAGAATCTTATTTTAATGGAAAACAACATAACTATTATCTGATAAATGTAGATTATATAAAATCAAAATTCAAAAAATATATAATTTCTAATAATTTTCAAGAACATACACATAATAAAAAAATCGATGCTTTTTTAGTTAGAGAAGAACAAATTAAAGAATGGGCTAAAACCGATCCTAATTTTTTAAAATTATTAGATTTTCCATATATGCATGGAAGAGAATTAATACATGGTCATGGATATAAAAAAGTTCAAGATAATTATGAAGCGTTTTGTAAATTAAAAGAAACAATTGAAAAATACAATCTTGAAATTATATTTGATCACAACATAAATGAAGAAATAAATAAAGATTTAGTTGTAGATACAGATATGTTTCAAAATATACTTAATATGTTAACTAGTACAGATAAAGGAAATATTGAAATAGCTAAAGAAATAATAGCTAATTGTAGCTTAGAAGAATCTAAACCATATCTAATATATCTACTCAATCTATTCCCAATATTACGAACAGTAAATAATAATAAAAATTATGATTTTATTCGTAAAAAATTAATTAAAGAAATAGTAGCACCTTGGGTAGGTAGATATCCATTACCATCAACAGATTCATTTATACCAAAATTAATAAATAAAAATCCAAAATTTACACCACAATATATGGATTGTTTTAGAATTCATTTAAACTATTTAATTAAAAAGGACATAATTAAAGAAATAGTAATTATATAATATTTATAATAAACTATATTAATGTCCAAAATAGTATTACTTAGTTGCACTAAATCTAAACTAGACCACAAAGCCCCAGCCCAAGAGTTATATGCCGCATCTCCAATGTTTCAAAAAACATTAGAGTACGGCAAATCTCTTAAACCCGATAAAATGTTTATATTATCTGCTAAACATCATTTAGTACCAATGACTAAAGAATTAGAACCATATGATAAAACATTAAAAGAAATGCCAGCTGATGAAAAAGAAAAGTGGGGTGAAGAAGTAATCAACCAAATGAAATCACATCATATTAATTTAAACAAAGATGAATTTGTTTTTTTAACAGGATCTGAATATATGAAACCATTAGTTAATTATATTCCTAAAGAAAATATTGAAAACCCAATGGGTGGTAAACGAATGGGTGAAAGACTTAAATGGTTAAATAGTCAAATAAATAAACTTACTGAAATATTTAAATATATTAAAACATTAATAAATGAATATATCTCAAAATAAACTAAACGAATATATAACATTATATCTTAATGATATCGATGATTACGGTGATAAATCAGAATTAACTTTAGCTGAAAATATATTATCACCTATTAAAAATCTTTTACTAGAATCCACACAAGATATTAATTCAATATTAAAAGAAATAATATCTAAAACAACACCTGAAAATCAAGAAATAATAGAAGATTTTTTAATTTATGTTGAAAGTTTGGCTTCTTAAAAACCATAACATACATTTATATTATGAGAATTGGATTATGCGGTACAATAAGTGTAGGTAAAACTACTTTAGTAAATGAACTAATTAAATTAGAACAATTTAAAGATTATGAATTTGCTACTGAACGTAGTAAATATCTGCGTGATCAAGGTATCGCTTTAAACACTGACTCTACATTAAAAGGTCAAATTATATTTGCTGCTGAGCGTTCATTAGAATTAATGAAACCCAATATTATAACTGACAGAACAATATATGATGTATGTGCTTTTACTTTAAGTGCTAAATCAATTAGTTGGGATGAAAAAATACATTTTACTAATACAATAATGTATTTAGCTAAAGAATATGATTATATTATTTATGTTTCTCCTGAAGGTGTAGAAATAGAAGATAATGGTGTTCGTGAAACAAATAGTGAATATCGTGATAAAATAGATTACACTATTAAAGAAATGCTTAAAAGATGGCCACCTACTAAATTAATTGAAATTAAGGGTACAGTTGAACAACGAATTGAAACTATTAAGGAAACATTATTTCCATAATATTTATACACAAAACACATGAAAAAATCCGAATTAAAAAATTACATTAAGGAAACAATAGTGACTGAATTAAATGGATCTATTAATCTACCTAAAGCCACTACTAACACTTCAGATATTAAAAAATATACTAGTCAAGGTATAGATGTTAATTTAAAAGAAGAAGATATAGATGAAATTACTATTAATAAACCTTCTAAACATTATATAATAATACCTAATGGAAATGATTTTTATTCTCAGACATCTATATCCGCACCATCTATTCAAGCTGCAAGAAAATCATTAGAAGAAGATGAAATAACATTTACTGATGAAAAATGGCGTAAATTAATAATAATAGAAGGAAAATATATTCAAAACAACCCGATGCATTAATATTACAATAATTTTAAAATATAGTTTATAACACTTGGTATATTCCTTGTGTTATAAACTTTCTCCCACTGTTATGAATGAAGAAGTAAAAAAAATTATAGCCCAAGAATACATAAAATGTGCAACATCACCAGAACATTTTATGAAAAAATATTGCTTTATCCAACACCCACAACGTGGACGTGTTATATTTAACCTATATCCATTTCAGGGTAAAGTATTAAACTTATGGAAAGATAATCCATACTCAATAGTATTAAAATCAAGACAATTAGGTATTTCAACACTAGCAGCGGGTTATTCATTATGGTTAATGTTGTTTCATAAAGATAAAAATATATTATGTTTATCTAAAACACAAGAAACAGCTCGAAACATGGTAACTAAAGTTGCATTTATGTACGATAATTTACCATCATGGCTTAAAGTACCATCTGATGAAAAAAATAAATTATCATTACGTTTATCAAATGGTTCTCAAATTAAAGCCAAATCATCCAATAGTGATGCTGCACGTTCAGAAGCAGTATCTTTACTAATAGTAGATGAGGCAGCGTTCATTGAAAATATTGATGAAACATGGGCATCTGCACAACAAACCCTAGCAACAGGTGGTGGAGCCATTGTTTTATCCACTCCTTACGGTACAGGTAATTGGTTCCATAAAACATGGGTATCAGCCGAAAATGCTGAAAACGATTTTTTACCAATCAGGTTACCTTGGTATGTTCACCCTGAACGAGATGAAGCATGGAGAAAAAAACAAGATGAATTATTAGGTGATCCTAAATTAGCAGCTCAAGAATGTGATTGCGATTTTAATACATCAGGTGATGTAGTATTTTATTCTGAATGGCTTGATTTTATAAAAGAAACTACAATACAAGAACCAGTAGAACGTAGAGGCGCTGATAAAAATCTATGGATATGGGAACAACCAGATTATTCAAGAGATTATATGGTTGTAGCCGACGTTGCTAGAGGAGATGGTAAAGACTTTTCAGCATGTCATGTTATAGATATTACTTCAAATACACAAGTAGCAGAATATAAAGGACAATTACCTCCAAAAGATTTTGGATTTTTCTTAGTTGGTATAGCTACAGAATATAATCAAGCTTTACTTGTGATTGAGAACGCCTCTATCGGTTGGGCAACAATCGATGCTGTTTTAGAAAGAGGATATAATAATCTTTATTATTCTCCTAAATCAGACGCGTTAACTGTCGACTCATACTTTAACAAATATGAAAATAATGACAATACAGTACCTGGTTTTACAATGTCTCTTAGAACACGTCCTTTAATAATTAATAAACTTAGAGAATATATTGGTGATAGATCTGTAACGATCAAATCTAAACGTTTACTTGAAGAAATGAAAGTATTTATTTGGAAAAACGGTAGAGCAGAAGCACAATCAGGTTACAATGATGATTTAGTAATGCCTTTTGGTGTTGGCATGTATTTAAGAGACACATCATTAAAATTTAGACAACAAAGCCAAGATTTAACTAGAGCTACTTTAAATAATTTTAGTAAATCTACTCCAACACAGCAAGGTGCATATTTCGCAACAGGTCGCGATAATCCTTACTATATAAACAATAAAGTTGGAGGAAAGGAAAATATTAGTTGGCTTTTTTAATATTTATACGTATATTATAAAAATATGGCAGATACAAAAATATTTTCGCGATTAAAACGATTATTTTCAACAGATATAATCATTCGCAACGACGGTGGAAATCAATTAAAAGTTATGGATACTAATACTATCCAACAATCAGGACAATTTGCCACAAACGCATTAGTAGATAGATTTAATAGAATTTATTCTATAAACGCATCATCATTATATGGTGCTCAATTTAATTTAAACTACCAATATTTAAGAACTCAAATATACTCAGATTATGATATTATGGACACAGATGCAATTATAGCATCTGCTTTAGATATTATATCTGAAGAATCTACATTAAAAAACGATATGGGTGAAGTGCTTCAAATTAGAAGCAGTAATGAAGATATACAAAAAACTTTATATAATTTATTTTATGATGTTTTAAATATTGAATTTAACTTAAGCTGGTGGATTAGACAATTATGTAAATATGGTGATTTTTTCCTTAAACTAGAAATATCAGAAAAATTCGGTGTGTATAACGTTATCCCTATTACACCATACCATATTGAAAGAGAAGAAGGATATGATAAAGAAAACCCATTTTCTGTAAGATTTAGATACTCACCTGAAGGATTTTATAGTGGTATATCAGGTTATTATAATGTACCTAACTCATCAAC